AAACGTTTGCTCTTGTGTTTGAGCGGGTTGAGCGTCCGCTTGAGTCGGCGTGTTATCAAAGCCCCCGTTATCCACTTGTGGATCGGCGGATACCTCGACTTCACCCGTACTACCTTCGCTACTGATCTCAGCGTCAGACTCCGCAGGCACTTGTCCGACTTGAGAGTACAGCCGCGCTAATAACTTTTGCCAAAACATAAAAACTCCTTATCGATTCCTTGGTATTTGAACGTCGAAGCCAAAAATCCCCATCGCCTTTAACAGAACGACAATGAGGACGATGCAGGCCGCGACCAAAATTATCTTCTTGATTGGATCTGGAATCGGTGCGTAAGTGTTGATTAGGTAGACAACCAATCCAATCGCTAAAGCCAGTATGAAAAATTCCATCAATCCCATTTTGCCCCACAAAAAAGCCCCCAATCGGCGCAATGGCCGAAAGGGGGCTCGTTGTCTACGTAACCCTAATTTACTAAAGCTTTACTGATTCATTCAATTCGATTCGCAAGATATTGCCCTCATGCACATGCAAAATCACTTGGCCGATCTTCTTGTCGCCAAGGAATTTCATCAGGAGTTCGAGAAACTTTTTCGGGATCATGGCCTGTAGCCTTCGATCAGTTTCCTCATCAAATCGTTGCCATCTAAATTTTCTTCTAAGTAAACGTAAAAAAATCCGTCTTTGCCGCGCAACCTTTCAAGCTTGTAAGATTCCGTTGTGAATTCAAAAGTTTCCGGTATGCGCTCATCGATTCTCAACGTTGGATAAATCGGCATTACTATTTTTTCGGGGCTAATGTCGATCCGCTTGCCGTCGTTTATGCCGCCGATTAAAATCATTTCGTCAATTGCTTCTTGAGCGAACCCGAACCAACCCCTGGACCGATCTTCGAACCGACGCCAACGCCAGGCCCTACTTTAAACGGTTTGCTCTTTTCTGGGCCGGCCGCGAAGTCGTGCATTTGGTTGTGAGTCATTTGGGAGGGACATTTCCCGTTCATGTGTTTCGGGTCGTGCTCGCAACCTTTGAAAAAGTTCTGTTGCCGCTGTGATACCGCAGGCATTTTGAATCCTCCCTAAATAATCTTCGACTTCCAGATTTCCGCCGCGCCCATTACAGGCGATTGTCTCAAGAAGCGCGACAACGTACTGCGCAAGCAGGATCTCCGCTTCGGTCATGCGCCTTCGGCTTCCAGTTCCCTGATCTTCTCAAGATTGTGTTTCTTTTTAACCGCCGCGATTCCCGCCGCGCCGTCCATGAGCGTGCCGCACTTGGCGCAGGTGTAGCCGGCCGGTTCTGTGGTCATGCCGCCACCATCTTTCCAAATCAGGTGAAACATCGGGACGAAATCCTGAGAACCGCACTTAAGGTCTGGCGGCGCAAATCGGACATCGCCCGAGGGGGCTGACTGCATTAAAGCGTTGCAAGTAAGTTTCTCGAAGCCGTGCATGGTCATAACCACTTCCCTTTTTTGTCTGACTCCATGAACCGCTTGAGCCCAAGCGATTTGGGGTTTCTGGCGACACTTGCCGGAACGGTGTTACCGCCCTCGGTAGCGCCCCGCGCGCGCATCATCTTGTCGCGCTGCGCATAGCTTGTGATCGGCTTGTCGCTTAGGCCAATGTGAACCCGGCCGCGCCCTTCTTCGAAGTAGAGCATTTTATGGCCGCCTGGCAACCGTTTTAGCCTGCTTGAACATTTTTCGCAAAACATCGAGTTATCCCGCTTGGGGATATCCAAGAAATGCTCTTCGTCATGCCCGCAGTCTAAACAAAGAAAATCATAGAGCGGAGACATTGGTTTCCTTTTCAGGCAACTTTATTTCGCGGTAGAGCGTCCCGCAATGCTGGCAAACGATCTTCGTGTCGTCTACAAGCTTGTAGAGCTGGCGCTTGCCGCAATGTTCGCACTTGGGCCACATGATTGTTTTCAGGAAACTCCGCAATCTCGTTAAAAGCCGCAACCGCAAGTTCTTCCCAATGCGCCTCGCGCAGATCTTCAATTATCTCCAAGCGCGTTTGCAGGTAATCCATGCGCTTGAACGCCTCATACATCTCATTCACTTACATGAGTTCCGTTCCCTGACTGACTTGGCTCAAATTCCCATTGGCTGCGGCCAAACTAGAACCGTGCTGATTCTGCGGCTGGCCGGCCGCGCCGCCCTGCTGCCTTCCGGCGTTTGCCTGCTGCGCCTGAATCATCATCATGGCGCTCGCGTGAAGCGCCTCAATGACCGTATCGTCGATCTGTTCGAATGTCTTGCCCACCGCTTCAAGTAGGGGCCTAACTAGCGCCAATTGCGGATTCTGAGCTATTAGAGCGGAAAATTCCAGGAGCTGTGAACGCTCCGTGCTCAAGTTCCTGGGCCGGGTCGATCCGGGAACCACATCGATATTGTATTCCCCGGCTAAATCCTCGCGGGTCACGCCTTGAATCCGGTTTTCCCCGAACTTCTGAACAATGGAGTCTTTAAGGGCCGGATACATCTGGAGCATCTGAGGCGGCACTTGGTAAGTGCTCTGCATGTAATTGGCAATCGCCCCGTCATCCATGCCCCGAATGTTCACCCAAAGCCTGAGGGTCAAGGTTTGCTTGACCAATTGGAGCATCTTCTTGCCGGCAACCTTCAGCCAGTTGTTGACTTCCTTTTGGAGGTCCGCATCGCGAAGATTTGACGCCTGATTGACAAAAGACGCTTCAGTCGCCGTATTCGCATCCGGCGCGCCGATTTTTGCACCTGTTTCTCCTGTCACAAGCCGCCAATCCATGATAATCGACGCGGAAGCCTTGTAGATCGCCTGATTCAAGTCCACTTCGGGCAAAATGACGGGCGGCCGGTTCACATCGCTAATGCAAACGCCTTCCATGTCCTTTGAGGACTGGAGCGACTTAACCGCCTCATCGGAGTCTTCGAAAGTGGACTTGTCAAAGAAAATCTTGCGCGCGCTGCGCTTGCCGCCCTCTAATTGCTGCTCGCGGCTGATGTTGTACTCCTTTTGGAGTTCAACCCAGGGCGAAGTGTAGGGAAGCGGCCAAGGCGAGGGCTTTGGGCCGACAATCGGGAACCAGCCGGGTAAAATCGCATAGGGATGATCCTCTATGCCGTCCTGGGTCGGCTCATCGAGGAGGAATTCCTTGAATTCCTGATCCTCTGTCAAAATCAGGTGCCGGTGTTCCTTTATGTCGTGAATTTCGATGTAGCGAAAGCAAGGATCGTGATCTTTGTCCTCATCATCATCTTCGTAGGAGCGATCCGGGTTGTCGTTGCTCTTTTTCCCCGAATCCTTGAATCTGGCTCTTAGTTCAGCCGGAAACCGCTCATCTTCCTTGGCATCTTCCAACAGGACTTCGACTTCCTCGCCAATCCATGACCATTTTTGCTGATCTGGGCCCTCATCGGGTAAAAGCATCTTTTGCGAATCAACCCATTCGAAGCGGTAGGCGTCATCGCAAACAATTGTCGGCGGTTCAGTCAAAGCTTGGCCGGTCTGCGGGTCCGATTCCGGTTGCGGCTGGCCCATTTGGTCGTAAATGATGTTTCCCGAGATATCCAACTGAAAGATCGGTTGGCCGCCGCGCGGGTTTTCTTCCAAGTATGGATCGTAGACCACCTTGATAACGCCGATGCGCCAGAAGTTTTGCAACAGGCCCAAGCGCGAGGAAGTGCGCAGGTTATCGTCCTGCTCGCTGATCGAATTTAGAACGCCTTCAGCAGCTTTAGCTTGTACTGTCGGCACAGGCGATCCAGCGCCCGGCTTAGGTCGGGCCAGGAATCGGGGCTGATCGTACAAAAGATTTGGTAATGTAACTCGGACAGTGGCGAGGAAGTGATTGATGACTTTTTCGCCCGGTTTGAGATTTTTCCACTGTTTGCCGAGATAAAATTCCTCGCACTGCTCGACTTTGTACTCATCTTCCCAATCCTTGCGAAGTTTTCGCGCGCGGCTCGCGCGGTGACGCCACTGTCTCAATTCCTTGGTCGGATCAACTTCCTCGGCCGGCTGATCGGTCGGCAACACCTGATCGATTGGCGTTTGAGAAAGGCTTGGATCAATATTTTGATCTGTCGGTTGTGCCATTTTGTTTCAACAAAAATTTCGTCAAAGGATTAGGCGCGAAAAAGGCTTTAGCGCAAATCGGAGCTAGATGTTCCACCGTTACCCCGTAAAACTTCTTTCTCAATTTTTTTCGTTGTCTTTTGTTCATGAGCCAATCTTGAAAGAGGGCCGGTCGCTCCCTGACATTTCGCGCTGGCCGATCTTTTTCCACCACAAAAAAGTATTGGGCCGCTTCTCCGCGATCTTATCGCGTGGTTTTGGCGGAAAGCGGTTAAGGAAATACTTTAATCCGTCGAATGCGTGGTTGTCCTTATCCACTAAATCTTCGGGCTGATTTCTGGACAACGCAACCTGAGAGGAAAATTCCTTGTGCCTCTGCTGTCCTAATTCCCAAGTGAGCATTGGCGCGCCCATGCCGGAAAACTCTTTGTTCTTCGGAGGAGTCTGGAGAAAAGCTTCCGGGCAAACTACTTGCAAGAGCGGGTTTTGGATATCAGCCCAGAAATGTCCGTGTAGCCACTCCGCAACTGTAAGGTCACCCCCGCGTTCCGCAGCAACCATAGGTATGCCGCACTCCCTAAAGATTTTCGCGGTAGACCTATTCGGACCGTCGTCTTGAGGATGATCTTCGCGAAAGATCGAAGGATCAGCAAGGCAAAACGTCCAATCAGTCCAGGGACATCCTTCGAATCGTCGTCCATCTTTAGTTGTGATTGCATTGCCTTTCATAACCTCCGCAATTTGATGAACCGGAACCTTGCTTGCGTAAAATTCGAAAACGCCGACCTTGAATTTCCCCATACTGTCCATGGCGTGAACATGAAAAGCGGCCGGCGTGCTCCAACCGTGATCATAGCTCGCGTAGAGCTTGTAGCCAGTCGGAATAAAGGGCTTGATGAAAATTTGCGATTCGGTTTTCCACTTCTCCAGGCGTGGAAACAAATATTGCCCGCCCATTGCGGTATATTTGATTTCCATTTCTTTTAGCCAGCGCGGATCGTCCATGCCCATCGGATAGGCGCGCGCTTCTTCTTTCAACCACTGATCCCCGTCCGTCGTGCCGGGACGCTTTCGCGAGTCCGCGCTATAGTGCGTTGTGCGGACAAAGATTCCGGTCGAGGTGATTTTACTTTTGAATCCGGGGATCATCTTCTTTTTCGGTTAGCGCATAAGCTTCGGGAACCGGACAACCTTCGTCTGTCTTGTGCGGCTTGTGACACGTGCTGCACCAATACCATTTCGCAATGCTCATTAGGCTGCCTCCACCAACTGCATGAATTCTGAAACCTCGGCGGAACTCACGACGATCAGTTGACCGCCGTGAGTGATAGCGGGAAGTGCAGCAGTAAATGCTTTTCCGAATTCTGGTTGGAAGGCCGCTTCATCGGAGAAAAGCACGGAAGGGTTATGAGAACGGATGATGTGACCACCTTCGGGAATTCCCCAGATGTGCGAGCCGTTGTTAAAATAAATGTGACAGTATTTGCCAGAAGTCGGAAACTTTGTCATCTTCAATTCTTCAGGCAAGGATGCTTCCAAGAAACTTATTCTTCCTTGGTCGGGATCTTTGTCGTAGACAAGGGCTGCGACATCTTCTTCACGTTTGGACTGAACCAAGATGAGTTGGTGAGGTAGGGATCTCGCTCTCCATAGTAAATAAGCACATGTGACCCAGGTAGCCATAACGTGCCGGGATTTTTCGGTGAAGTGGATTCCTGATTGGTACAAGTGCTCCAAATCTCTGAGCGGTGTTCCTGTCGCAAGTGAATACCTCGCTTCTTTCGGTTTCAATAACTTCGCGCCGACTAGATAATCGTCGAGAGTCGCGCGCAAGTATTCTTCATCGGGAAACTTCTTTACCGGATCGTAAATGTCGTGCTCATCTTTTGTTTTCAAAAGTTCAAACACGAATTTATGCGGATCTCGTCGATACATCTCCCTCTGAAGTTCGATTGGCAGAGCCATGTTTAG